AAAGACAAGGGCATATATTTAGACAAGGATATACCAGATAACAAGAAAGGATTAAGAAACGGTTTGGCTAACGAAATACTACATAATAAATTAATGGACCTACAATGGCAGAAATAGAGTACGCAGGAGTCAAGGTAGGGGGTAGTAAGGCTCTACTAATAATACCCCTCTTAGGGACAATCCTTGGAGCTCTGTGGGGTGGTTTTGAAGTATATCAAAGATACTTAGATATGGAAGCTAAGATTGCTGCATTTGAATCACCTGATTTATCTACTATAGAAAAAGATTTAGCAGTTATAAACGAACACATGGACACAGTAAATGTACACATGGAGTTTGTTAGCAAAGAAATTGATTTGTTTAAAGAAGAGATTAACTTAATTAAAGATAATGTTGATGAACAAATTAAATATGTAAAGGAAGTCAAGGTAGAAGTTAGAGAAGATATGCGACACCTTGAAAGTATTGTTAATGATGTTGAATCAGATTTACAGGAACAGCAAAAAGATATTAAAGATATGATTGATAATGCTGAGAAAAGATTTGATGACAGAAGAGATTCTCTTTATTCTGATACAGATAGAAAGATTAAAGAGTTAGAAGAGAGGCTCGGTAGTAAAATACAAAGAGCTTTAGATAACCCACTAGCAAACTAGGAGAATAATATGCCAGCAGGAAAAGGTACATACGGTAAAAAAAGAGGTCGTCCACCTATGAAGAAGAAAGGAAAGAAAAAGTAATGCCAGCCAAGAAGGACCCACGATTAGCTAGAGCAGGTGTATCAGGGTTTAATAAACCTAAGCGTACACCTAGCCACCCTACTAAGTCACACGTAGTTGTAGCTAAAGAAGGGGATAAAGTTAAAACAATTAGGTACGGACAGCAAGGAGTTTCAGGTGCAGGTAGTAATCCTAAAACTGCTAAACAAAAAGCTAGACGTAAATCTTTTAAAGCCAGACATGCTAAGAACATAGCTAAAGGTAAGATGAGTGCAGCATACTGGGCAAATAAATCTAAGTGGTAATTTATGCCTACTAAGAAAAAAAGCACAGTAAATAAAGCAGGTAACTATACTAAACCTACTATGCGTAAAAGGTTGTTTAATAAAATTAAATCTGGAACTAGAGGTGGTAAAGCTGGACAATGGAGTGCAAGAAAAGCTCAGTTATTGGCTAAAGAATATAAAGCTGCAGGTGGAGGATATAAATAATGCCACTTAAAAAATCTCAAAAGTCTTTAAAAAAATGGACTAAACAGAAATGGAGAACAAAAAGTGGCAAGCCTTCTGCTAAAACAGGAGAAAGATATTTACCTGAAAAAGCAATTAAATCTTTAAGTTCTAAAGAGTATGCTGCTACAACAAAAAAGAAAAGAGCAGACACTAAAAAAGGAAAACAATTTTCAAAGCAACCTAAAAAAATAGCAAGTAAAACTAGAAGGCATAGAAAATAATGGATGACAAAAGAGTACAGTTACAGTTAGACAAACATTCTTTACAGATAGCTAAACTTTTTAGTAAGATTGATGACACTAACGATAAAATACAAAGAATATTTACTACGTTAAATCAAATTAGATATTTTTTGTATGGTGGATTTGCTTACTTTTTAGCTTCTGAAGTAGGCATGTTTAATGTATTGAGGTTAGTAGTATGATAGCGTTTATAACTAATGTAGCACCAATTATGTTAGGCTTTGTTGGTAAGTTGTTTGCATTAAAAAGTCAAGCAGCAGCAGAACAACAAAAGCTAATGATACAATCATTGCAAGTACGTAATGATTCTATTAACATGGCTAGAGATAGAGCTGATAAAGAGTCACCTATGGCTGCTATGAACAGAAGGATTATTATATTAGTTATACTAGCATTAATTATATTTACACAAATAGCTCCTGTGTTCTTTGATGTACCTACAGTAATACCAACAGTTATAGAAGGAGCTAGTATACTAGGTTTTCAATTAACACCTGATGTTATTGAATATGTGAAAGTAGAAGCAGGTGCTGTACTCAAGATGGATGAAATATTTGGGTGGGCAACAATGATTATAGAATTTTATTTTGGTGCTCAATTAGCCAAGGGGAAGTAGATGACATACAGACAAATTATTAATGCAGTATTACGTAGACTAAGAGAAGATAGTATAGGCAGTGATTGGTCAGGAGCATTAATAGATGCTGCTGGTCCATCAGACTATCAAGTATTAATTGGTGACTTTGTTAATGAAGTTAAAAGAGAAGTAGAAGATGCTTGGGACTGGACATCACTAAGACGTATAGAAACAGTAGCTACTGTAGCTGACACACGTAGCTATAACTTACCTAGCACATCACAACGTACTAGAACATTGTCAGTACAAGAACAAGAACAAGGACAAATGTTACAAGGTGTACCTGATTCATGGATTAGGTCTACACAATATCCTAGTCCTGATAGCTCAGGTGTTCCTTCTTACTTTTCTATTAATGGAACCAGTAGTGGTCTATTAACAGCTCAGATATATCCTAAGCCTGACGCTGTTTATAACATAAATTTTTATCTGTTAGACCCACAAGATGATTTAACAAATGCAACAGATGTCTTGACATGTCCAGAGTTTCCTGTTATAATGGGGGTATGGGCACGAGCTATAGCTGAACGTGGCGAAGATGGTGGAACACTATCAGACTTAGCACAGATGCAATATCAACAAGCATTATCAGATGCAATACAACAAGATGTAGGCAGACACTCAGATGAGGTAATTTGGAATGGCGTCTAAACCAATACAACCCCTTGTATTAGACTCTATAGGTATCTATGGATTAAACAGGCAGTCATCGGCTTCCAGTTTACCACCACAGTTCTTAACAACAGCTAACAATATTATGTTAGATGAAAAGGGACGTGTTACTACTAGAGAAGGAATTAAACAAGTAACAGATAATATACATACTGGCAGTTTAGATACTGATGGAAATCCTACAGCTAATACATTAATAGTTAAATCATTAGGTGAGTATATTAGTGCAACAGGAGCCAAGACTTTATTTGCTGGAGCTGGTGCTAATGTATATAAAATTAACACAGCTAACACTCCTTATACTTTAGATGCACAGACTTTTGGTGGTTCAGCTACTACTAAAACTAATGGTAACTGGCAGTTTACAAACTTTAATAACCAGTTCTATGGAGTACAGACAGGTAATCAACCAATAAATTATGATGGCACTACATGGAAAGATTTAGAAGATGTAGGCAGTTATCACAAACCTACTGGTGTTACTACTTTTACACCTTCTTGTATTCTAGGAGATTATGGTAGGATATGGGTAGGAAACATAGGTGAAAACAAAGATGTAGTTTATTACTCTGATACATTAATAGGTCAAACATTTAATGGTGGTGCGTCAGGTTCAGTAGATTTAAAAACTGTATGGTCAGGTGATGAGATAACAGCACTAGCTTCTTTTATGGGTAAGCTAGTTATTTTTGGTAAGAGTAACATTGTTATTTACAATGACCCTTGGGACCCATCTGCAGCTTCATTTCAATTAGATGAAGTTATTGAAGGTGTAGGATGTGTAGCTAGGGATTCAGTACAAGTTATTGGTGATGACATTGTATTTTTAAGTTCATCAGGTGTACGTTCACTAGCTCGTACAATGGTACAAGACAAGATGCCATTGACAGATTTAAGTCTAGCTATTAAGGATGAAATAAGAACAAACATATTAACTGCTGACATGGACCAAGTAAAAGCTCAGTATGATTTATCTACTGGTTCTTATTTATTAAGCTTTGGTGGTAAAAATATTGTTTATGTGTTTGACTTTAAAGCTACAACACCTGAAGGTGCTCCACGTATAACAACTTGGAACTTTGATTCTAAGAAAAATCCTGGAGCTTTGTTATCTACTGATGATTTTTTATATATAGGTTTAGGAGCTGTTACTAACTTTGGAAAAGTAGCTACTTATTCAGGATTCTATGATGTAGAAAAAGAAGATGTTACTGCTACTTATGGTACATCAAGTGCATGTACTACTGCTGGACACACATGGGAATCTAATACAAGTAAATGTTATCAAGATGTAGACAATACATACCAAGCAGATTTTAAAACTACATGGCTAGACTTTGAACAGCCGGGTATAACTAAATTTTTAAAAAGATTCTTAGCTATCTGGTCAGGTGGTAAGAATATGAACGTAACACTTAACTGGTTTAGAGATTACAATGTTACTCCTACATCAGCTAACTTTACATTAGACCCTACTACTGGTGGAGTCAATGCTTTGTGGGGACAGGGTAAGTATGGCAATGCCAAGTATGCTCCTGCTTTCCAACCTACAGAGTACAAAGTATCTATGTCAAGAGCAGCTAAGGTTGTTAGACTACAGATAATACAAACGGTATCGGGGTTTAAAGCTTCTTTACAAAACATTTCTATTTGGGCAAAACAAGGGAAAATACGATGAGTGATTATAATTTACAAATAGCTTGGTCAGGTAAGGATGCTTTAAGCGACTCAGACCCTGACAAAATAGTTAGTGGTGGTGACTTTAATACAGAGTTTCTTGCGGTTAAAACTGCTGTTAACTCTAAAGCAGACTTAGCAAACACAAGTCAAGTAGTTACTGCTGCAACAGCAACTGCAGGAACTAATACTAATCAGGTAGCAACAACAGCATTTGTTACAGCAGCTTTTCAAGCAATGTACCCAGTTGGTTCTATATACACAAACGCAGAAGTTAGCACTAATCCAGCAACACTACTTGGATTTGGTACTTGGGAAGCTTACGCAGAAGGTAGAGTTCCAGTAGGTAAAGCATCAAGTGGTACATTTAATACACTTAACGCTACAGGTGGTGCTGAAACACATACACTTTCAGTTGCTGAAATGCCTGCTCACACGCACAGTTATGACAAGCAGGTTACATCAACAGATGCTATTAGTATTCATGACATTGTTAGAACAACAGGTGGAAACACAGGTGCAACAACAGGTTCAACTGGTAGTGGAAATGCACACAACAACTTACAACCATATATAGTTGTCTATATGTGGAAACGCACAGCATAGGAGAATAATATGTGGGGAGCAATAGCTAGTTCACTGATAGGTGGAATAATGACAAACAGAGCAGCTAAGAAAACTGCTGAAGCACAACGACAGGCAGGTGAACAAGCATATCAAAGGTCACTTCCTAGAGGTGTTAGTGGTTTATTTGGTACATTTGGTTATGATGAACAAGGTGGTTCAACTATGGCTTTAAGTGATGACTTACAAGCACAGTATGATGCACTAATGGGTAGAGCAGGAGCTACTGCTTCACAAATACAAGACTTAGACCCAATGGCGTTACAGCAACAATTGTATAATCAACAGCTAGGATTACTAGCACCTGAACAAGAAAGGCAATCATTGGCTCAAGAGTCTAGGTTACTACAACAAGGTAGGCTA